GCTCCAGACCGTACTCGGCCGGAACTAAGCTGCGTCGTCCACCTCACTGCCCGACGCAGGGGCTCCGGAACCGTCAGTGTCCTCCATCTTGTCGCTGACCTTCTCGCCAGACGCGAACGCGTCATGCAGGGCCTCGGCGAGCTTGATCTCTTCCATAGTCTTGATCATGCCCTCCTTGGTGATCTCGAACTGATACCAGGAGTTCTCGCCGACAGTCCGCAGCTTGGTCCTCAAGCGCCAGTAGTACGCCCAGATCGGCGCTTCCTTGCCGCTGGGAGTCCTGAGATTGCCTAGCGCCGTCATCCAGTTGCGGCCTACCATGTGTCCGCTGCCGCTCAGCGGGATCGTGTACGGAAGCAGCTTGCCGTCCTTCTTGACGAAGCCAGAGAACTCCCTGGACTCGTTGACGGTGTTGCCGTTCGGCATCTTCCACGCCTTGCGAATGCGACCATCGTCGCCCTCCACGTCCTCCAGCGTAGCCGTAGCTGGTCGGTCGACGTGACGCGCGACGAAGCCGCCGCGATCAGGCATCCACTCGATCCAGCACTTGGTGAAGTAGCACGGCAGAAACTCCATGCCCTGATCACCGTCGATGAGGGACTCGGAGGCCTCAGCGTTGCGCAGCCAGATCGAGCCGCCCTCCGCTCCCTCCACGTACTTGTCGTGTCCCTTCAGCGCGACCTTGCTGTTGGCCTGCAGCAGATAGACCAGAGGTACGACGTTGTCCTCCATCTTCCTGCTGACGCCCTCTCCGGCGCGCTGATCCAGCGCGTCGAGAACTCCTGCCTCAACTGGCAACTGATCCTTTACCTCAGTCAGTGCGGTCTTCTTTCCTTCGTCCTTACTTGGCTTTGCCATTCTTCACTTCCTCTTGTTTCTTGAGTTCTACTACTGGATAGACCGCTGCTCCCAAGAGATCCATGTCTGCAGGGGTCAGCGGCAGTCCGTCGGCGAAGCGCCGACGGATCTCGGCGGTGAGCGTGCTGGCGTGCACTCCCACCTTGACTTCATAGTCCTTGATCTTCTGCTTCTTCAGCAGCGTGGAGAACTTCTTGGCCAGCTTATCCTGACCCTTGCCGAACTCCACCTTGAAGGAGGTCTTGGCCAGTCCGTGCAGCCATCTAAACTGCTTGAACGCCTTAGCGCGTCGCTCGTCGTCCGGCAGCTTGGCCGAGTACAGCGTAACCAGCTTCGCGTCGTACGGCGGAAGATTGCCCTCCGCGCCTATGGACAGGCTCTTCACTCCCATGCTCTGAAACATGGACACCAGTTCGCCGGAGATCCTGAAGCTGCCCACGATGCTGGATCGCTTGTCTCTCAGCTCCTGCAGCCGCTCCTCAACCCCCGCTATCTCCAGATCCAGACCGCGAACCTCGGCGATCTTAGTTCTCAACTTCTTGAGACTATCCTCGCTGACAGACCCGCCGCGCTTCTCGAGCGCGGCCTCGACACCCGCGTCAATCTTCTGTGGCTTCATGAGATCCTCCTAAGTCCCCCAGTCTGCGCTCAGCCGGGGGCGAAGGCAAGAAGCCCTCTGGGCTTCGCTGCAGGCATGGCGTAGGCTACCCGGCATGTTCAAGTCGAAGACAGAGCAGATGAGCCACCAGCGCGAGGCGCTGTCCGTTCGTCTCACAAGGCGACCCAAGCGTCCGTCCTCGGAGGACGTGATGGCTTGGCTCATGGACAAGGGAACCGGCAAGACGAAGGTGATCCTCGACGAGTGGCAGGATCGCGTCGGCAGAGACGACCTAGAGGTGCTGGTCGTGGTCGCGCCGAAGGGAGCCTATCGTAACTGGTTCGAGGACAAGAGCGACATCCAGAGAGCCGAGATCAAGGTGCATCTAGACGACGCGCTGCTCAAGAAGATGAGCTGGGCAGCGTGGACGTCAGGCGCGGAGAGCAGACGAAAGAGGGAGTTTCTGCTGAAGCAGAGGGGACCTCGCGCCTTCTTCATCAACATCGAGGCGTTCAGCGGCGGCAGCAAGAAGGCGAAGGGAAAGGCGGAGGTCTACGTCGAGACGCTGCTGCGATCAGTCCCCAAGGAGAGAGCCATGCTGGCGGTGGACGAGTCCACCAAGATGAGAGGCGACACGAACAGAACCGCCGCCCTGCAGCGACTTCGAGAGTTCGCCGGAACGCGGCGCATAATGTCCGGCCTCGTGACGCCGAAGTCGCCGCTGGACCTGTTCAGGCAGTTCTCGTTCCTGGACTGGCGCATCCTCGGCATCGAGTCGCCGATAGAGTTCCGCAACCGATACGCCGTGATCGAGAAGCAGTGCTTCGTGCCGAACGCGATGCTTCGCGGCAAGCTGGCTCGCGTGTATCGCGGCTCACCGACGGACGTGCAGCGCATGACGCGCACCATGCTGCTGGACGAGCTAGAGAAGTATCGCGTCTACGTGCAGATGGTACCCATCATCAAGAGCTACAAGAACCTGGACGAGCTGCACGCCAAGATCGCGCCGTACTCCTATCGCGTCCTGAAGGAGGAGTGCCTGGACCTGGAGCCGAAGGTCTTCATGACTCGAGACGTGGAGCTGACCGAGGAGCAGACGGAGCTCTACGAGTCTCTGCGCAAGACTGCCACGGCAGAGCTGGACGGAGAGTTCGTGGTTGCGAAGGCCGTCGTCTCTCGGATGCTGAGGATGCATCAGATACTGTGCGGTCACGTGGGATCTGAGACTGGGAGGGTGCTGCCCGTCAAGTCGAACAGGGTCAGCGAGCTGCTGGAGGTTCTGGAGGATCACCGAGGCAAGGCCATCATCTGGTCGTGCTGGAGACCAGAGATCGACAGCATCGTGCAGGCCATACGCAGGGAGTACGACGACGAGGACGTCGTCGCGCAGTTTCACGGCGGGAACCCCAAGGAGCGAGTAGAGGAGGAGAAGCGGTTCCTGTCCGATCCCAGGTGCCGGTTCATGGTCAGCTCGCAGGCGACCGGGGGCTTCGGGAACACCTGGACGGTGGCTGATCTCGTAGTCTACTCGTCGAACAGCTACGATCTGGAGCTGCGCGACCAGTCGGAGGATCGGGCGCACCGCAAGGGACAGACGAAGAAGGTGACCTACGTGGATCTCGTGGCTCGCGGCACCGTGGACGAGAAGATAATATCCTGCCTCCGCCGCAAGATAGATCTAGCAGCGCAGATCACCGGCGACAACTACAGGGAGTGGCTCGTGTGATGGTGACCAAGGAGAGATACGAGGGAGTATGTCTCGACGGTCCGCTGCAGGGCAAGATACTCGACTGCAAGTGGACGCGGTTCACCGTCAGCAAGCCGGTAGAGGAGAGTCCTAGGTTCAGGACGTTCAGTAGTCAGATAATCGGCGCGTATCAGTGGAATGATCTAACTCACAAGTGGGAGTGGCAACCACCGTGATCGCAGACAAAAAGAGACCCGCCTAGCCCCGGGACAGGGACTGGCGGGTCGGACCGGCGAGCATCCAGACGGCCACTGAGTTTTCCGAGCAGGGAGGCGTCACTCTAGGGGATAGCTCGGAGTATCCCTTTCTCGGTCGGCGCCGAACAGCTCGTCGGGACTCCCCGCGAGCAGCGAAGCTAGAAACGCCACCAGCAGAGAGCCGACTATGACGAACTCGTAGATCATGGCTGATAGTTCGCAGTGCTCTGCATGCTCTTGAACTTCTCTAGCGACGCCACAAGTGGCGGAGGCCGATTATGTGTTCCGCGTACCGCCTCCACGTGACCGCAGTCAGGTCGGTCCCACCCGCATCCGCTGTAGAGACCAGCTTGTCTGATCCACTTGTCTCCTCTACCGTAGGCAAGCTCGGGAATTGTTTTATTCCATCCCGTCTGGATGTCGCAGGCGAGACCCTTGTAGTGGTTGCTCCCCGAGACGTGTCCTCTGCTGGCGTAGCATCCGACGAGCTCTTTCGGGATCCGTACATGGTTCTGCTCCAGTATCTCGAAGAACCTGAGGAACTTGTGAGCATAGGCCGGATGCACCGTCAGCTTGAAGCCCTGCACGGTGACGACCTCAACCATGTTCCACGGCGGAGTCTTTCCGCGAGCGCGATTGCCGTTCGCGTCCACGCGATGCTTCCGCGCCTTCTTCCAGACGTGCCTGCTCTTCTTGTACTTCTTGCGATACTGCTGCCTCTCTTCTCCGTACGAGAAGCCGGAGGCTACTGTGCATCTTCCGTTGTTGTCGCACGAAGTGCCGTGGTGCCTAGTCGCACCAGCCGACTGAGGAAGAACTAGAACCGCGATAGTCAGCAGCACCAGTAGAACGAGTCTCATCACTCTCTCCCATCGGGCACCATGCCCCGAATTCTAATCATGGCACGTAACGGAGGCGAAGCCTAAAAGAAAAAGCGCATCCCCACTCCGAACGCCAGAGAAGTCCATATCATGACTACCCACAGCACTCCAGCCCAGAACCCCTTGTAGGGAGAGATGACGCGGATCCAGCACGCGATGCCGATTATCAAGATCACTGTCAAGACTATCAGAACCTGCGAGTCCCACTCGTCCACCACGAGCATCCCCTTCACGCCGTGATTACGAGTCCACCTCGTGTACCACAGCACTAGAGTGCGAAGGAAGAACGCGCCTATCATCGTAGCCAGCGCGATCTCCGGCTTGTTCGTGTGGTACATCTTGAGAATAGCCGTCCATCCTCCCCAGTGACTGGCCAGTATTCTCCAGGAGTGATGCAGATGCAGCATTATGAAGAAGAGCATCCACAGCAGCACCACCGAGAGAACACCGTTCAGAACCTCCACTACCTGGAAGGGAAATTCGTCGCTCATCTTGACTTGCCCTCCTTGCGCTTCATTCTTCTTATCATCCTGGACAGCTCGTCGACTTCTGTCTCTAGCTGATCACCCCGCTCTGTGAGTCTGTCCTTGGCCGCATCCATCTGAACCTTGTCTAGAGGAGTAGGCTCGTCCTTGTGGAGCCCGATGAACTTCAGTATGGCTGTCATATTCATCTTCGCCTTCTGCTCCCCGTCATCAGCAGAGAGCTGAGCTGCTTGATGGCCTCCACCATCTTCTCTCGAGCGCTCGACTGCTCGTTCATGGCCTCGACGAAACTGATAGTCCTCGACATCAGCTCCTGCTGAGCCTTGTTTCTGTCACGCCGCTCCCACAGCCAAGCGAGAACGGCGAACATCGCTGCGAAGGGCGACGCAGTCTGCGCCGCCCTCCACAGATCCTTGAAGGTCCCTCCGTCCTGCCCGGTCTCTCCCATGTAGGCGAAGAGACCAAGAGCACCGACGGCGAAGATGCTCTTCAGAAAGGCGAATAGTCTTTCCCAGTCCATCTTCATCTCTGCGTGTTGTCCGGATAGTTAGAACCCGGATCAGGACCGTCTGACACCACGGCTTCCAGCGTGGCGACGGCGTCGTCCAGAAGCCCGTCCTCGTTGACTGCTGGCCAGTGCTTCTTGATCACCGGAGCATTAGCCTTGACGAGATCGAGCACGACACTGCTCTTCCCGGCGCTGCCCCTAGAGAGCAGCGCCTGGATCTGAGCGTGTCGCCGATAGTAGAAGCCTACCAGCGGAAGCCAGTTCATCGGACAAAGTATCCCGTCACGACGAAATTCTGACCAGCGACAGAGACGTTAGCCGTGACTGGTGCCGCCGACTTGAGTCTCGCCGATCTCTTGCGAGTCGACAGCGGGTTCTGCGTGACGACAGCCGAGCAGATCGCCTGAGCCACCGTAGCGGCAGGCACCGTGTACGGGTTCGGAAAGAAGTTGGCGACGACGACCGCGGTCGGAATGAATCCGCAGATCTGCTGCGTGATCCTCTGGATCTCTGAGACGTCCGGAGTACAGGACGTCAAGAACGCCGTCGGCAGCATCGCCGCCGCGACGAACAGACTTCTAAGCTTCTTCATGGCTTCTCCTCTCGGGTTAAGATCTAAGTGACGCTAGGTCTCTCTTCAGCGCATCAAGGTCGTAGCCCCGCGGACTGATCAGACGATTGTCCAGCCACTCCGCGCTGATGTAGGCCACGGCCTCGTCACAGTACGTGCTGAAGAACGCTGGCGTCATGGCGTGAGTTCTACCCCACGTGACGCACAGAATGTGTCCAGCACTGTTTCTTCCGACGACTGGAACGTAGTGTCCTCCGTCGACCCGTGATCCGGTGACTACGTCCCACGGCTGCTGATCATCGAACTGCTTCTCAGCAGAGACTGGAAAGCGAATTCCCACGCCAGCGGCCCCGAAGAGATACGTGGCCAGCATCAGCGTGTCCACGTCCCCCGGCTCTATCGCAGCGTAGGCGTCTATCTTGTGACGAACTCCGAGAGCGTCCAGAACGCCGGTCTTCTGGCGATAGGACGCGGCCTCCTGCATGTCGGTTCCGTTGTCAGACAACGGATCCCGGGGGTCGAAGCCGGTGATGGCAGAGTAGTCGCCGAGAACAACTCTGTCGGTGAACTGAACTGGCCTGCCCCGGTCAGTCGCCCACAGCATCGTCTCGTGCGCCGCACCGGCCAGCACGCAGTCTCCCCAGTCGGCGTTACCCAGAACACCCCAGTCGCCGACCCTTGAGAACCTGCCGAACACTCTGGGAGGCGTGGGCAGGGCTGCTCTGTCGAAGTACCGCGCGAAGCGGAACTTGATGGAGCCGTCTCTCGCTGGCTTCTTTCCTAGCTTCATGGCTGTTACCCTACACGATCGGAGGAGAGGCAGAGGTGAGGACGTCCACGCGCTCCTTGGTGAGGAGCCCGACAGACACGAGATAGTCTAGATCTGCCTTGGTGGCCTTTCCAGCCTGCAGAGCAGCGAAGACCTCCTGAGACTTTGCGTTGCCGCTGTTGGAGCTGCTGCGAATAGCCTCCTTCTCCGCGTCCGTCATGAGACTCCACCACGACACGACGACGGTCGGCGCGGCCGGAGCAGGCGGAGCAGGAGGCTGCGGATTGATCAGACGCTCCACGACCTTCTGCTGGCCAGCGTCCGCCAGAGTCTTGGACAGATTAGACCCGAAGAAGAACCCGAGAGCGATCAGCACCATGTTGACCAGCGCGGCCAGCACGGTCTTCACCACCTCGTTGACGGTCTGCACGTCCGCGGACCACGTCAGCCTGAGAGTCATGGCCAGCACGGCGACCGCGAAGGTCACTATGAGTATCAGGGCGATCGCCCGCTGAACGTCGGACATCCACCCCGACGGGTCGGACGGAGGATTAGTGGTTATCTTCGGCGTGGTGCCGTTCGTGTCTGTGTTAGTCATCGTGGCTTCATCCCTTCTTGGCTAGTGCCGCTACGAGCGCGGCCTCTGTCTTCGGTCCAGGTATTCCGTCGATGGCGTCCAGACCCGCCGCCCTCTGAAACTCCTTTATGGCTTCCCGAGTAATGCTCCCGATCCTGCCGTCCTCGTCCAGCGGTCCGTATCCCAGCTTGTTGAGAGACTTCTGCAGCCAGAACGCGTCGTGCACGTCCACCGGATCTGACGTCCCGCCGAGCTCTATCGACGACACGTTGTTCTTGAGAACGCGCAGCCAGGACATCTGGTCCTGATATCCATTCGGAGTGCGCGTGGACCGGGGGTTGCCGAGGTTGATGCCGCGACCGACAGCCAGAGCGTCGTCCGCGTCCGCGTACTTGTTGAGACCCAGATCCGTCCACTCCTGCAGCGCGGGCTTGAGGGCGTGCTCGGCCGAGACCACCAGATCAGGATGATTGTACAGATCGACGCCTATCTTCTTGCCGATCTCTCGGTAGTTGTATCCGCCGGTGGTCTGCAGTATTCCGCCGCCGCGAAACAGCCAGCCGTCGCCCGGACGCGTGTTGCCGAGCTCCTTGGCCTTCGCAGGGTTCCCCAGACCGTACACGCGCTCGAACAGCGCGGGACCGTTACCCACGAGCTTCCTGGCCTCGGCCATAGTCACGTTAGCCGAGTGATGGCCAACGCCGAATATCTCGAAGATGCGCTCTGCCGACCTGTAGTTGCCGCTCTCCCACTCGATGGTGAGATCTCCCGTCTCCTGAAACGCGCGAGCGGCGAAGTGACAGAAGCGCAGCTTGGTCGTGATGCCTGCCTTCTGAAACAGCGCGTCGCCTCTCTCGAAGGCGGCGACGTAGTTGGGCTTCGCGTGCGGACAGAGCTTGCGTACGACGTCTACCGGTCTCATGGGTCCTACTCCTTGTCGCCAGCAGCCAGCTTCTCTGCCAGCGCCTGGAGAGCCCACTCAATCTCGTCTGTCTTTCTTCGAAGATCAATCTTCAGGGTGTCGAAATCACCCGCGTCGACGGGCATACCGCGATGCCGAGTGATACCTTCTAAGATCTCTTGATACGTCATGACTTCGTCTTTCCATAGAGGCAGGCCACCCCGCCGATGCTGATGTTGCCGCTCTCGAACTGGAAGCGGAGTGCAGTGATGGCGACCGCCGTGTTGTAGCCGCCGACGAAGTGTCCGCCGGCGATACTACCAGCCGCCGAGTCGTACGAAGACTGGCCTCGGCAGAGCCACTTTCTCGTCGAGTTGCTGGGATCGGAGAACTGGATGTTCGCGTCGAAACGCTCGCTCGACAAGTTGCCGACGTCAACCGTCGCGGACTGTCTAGTCATCTTGACCGCTACTTCGGTCGCGCTCGCGATGTCGGCGCCCGACGCACCAGCCGACATGCGGGCATAAGAGGTGTAACCCGTAGTCTGGTAAGTCGGACCGCCACCAGTGCCGACGCGAAACCAAGCCTCGACGTCGTCCGTCGCGGGGTTGCACCCAGAGATGATGATCTCGTAGGCGTCGTACGTGCTGTCGAGGACGACTTGTCCAACGCCGTCGGTCGGCGTCGCGCCGTGAACGAAGTCGATCGAGCCGCGAGCCGCCGTGAGCTGTACTCTGCTGATGAGCTTGGACCCGACGACCACGACGGCCGCAGGAGTGTACCCGACCACGACGTACTTCGCTATCCCGCTGTCGTAGTGCAGCAGATAGTTCGCGTTGATGCGGATAGCGCCAGCAGTGAGCGCGGTGCCCTCGGCGTCCACCACCGCCACCGCACCGGACCCGTTGACGTTCAGCGTGACGGCTCCAGAGTTAGTAGCGGCTGGCTTCAGTATGAAGTTCATGTTGCCGTCCAGAGCGCCCGTCAGCGCCGGAGCAGCAGTCGCCGTGATGGTGTTCGTTCCCGAGACGGCCGTGAGAGTTATGGTAGCTCGGTTCCAGAGACCAGTCAGCTCCTCCAGTACCTGATCCATGTAGTCGTCGCCGTCGACGGCTCCGGGAGTCGTGCTGGACGGTGTGAGGCGATCAAGCGCCATCTGTGTTCCCCTTCTCGGATTTCGCAGCTAGCTGAGCAGTGAGCTCTTCTATCTTTGTCGCAGCGATCTCGAGCTGCGACTGCAGCTCGCAGATCTGGATGGCCTGAGCGCCGATCAATAGCTGTACGCGCTGCTCTGTGCTGGTCATGAGTTGACGGCCTTGATGACGGCGAACTGAATGACGGGAGACTCAGTCAGATTGGCAGCCGTCATATTTCTGATATTCACAGTCGCCGAGCCTGCAGCCGCCTGAGCATTCATGAAGTACGCTCCGATCGTTCCGCCGGAGATGTGATTGAATATCAGCACGTCGGTGGCGGCTATCGACGTGTTCGTGAAGGTAAACGAGACGACCGTCTGAGCGTTGAGCGTCGCGCCGTTCAGCGTGATCGCGCCGCACAGCGCGTTGAAGGCGACCGTCGTAGACTTGCTCGACAGCTGCGTCACCGTGTTGCCTGCGCCAGTCGAGTAGCCGACGCCGCCCGACGGACTGGCCGCCTTGAACGATCCCCCGGTCACGGCGCACGCCGCTCCGAGAGTCAGCGTCGTCAGTCCGGTGAACGTGAGGGTAGCGGCCGAGTGCGTCTCGACGACGTTCCCGCTGCCCCAGTCGATGACGGCACCAGAGGCCAAATAGAGATCAGACCACCTGAGCGGACCAGTGAGAGAGCCGAGCGCCATGCCGTCGTCCGTCGGCGGATTGGCTAAGCTCGCTCTAGTATATCTTCTATCTGATCCAGCTCCGCCCGCCGCCAAGTGACCCGCGATGTAGTCACCTGCAGCCGGAGTAACGATAGCGAAGTCTGCGAACGATGTCATCTACTACCCCACAGTTGAGAGTCGACTTGTTCCGTCCATCGCGTACAGAGCACTGAGTTCTCCCATCGTGAACAGAGGATTGCTGCCGTATCGCAGCAAAGACGGAGCCTCGTCCACGAGAGTTACGGAGGCCTTCAGGTCGGCCTGAGGCGTCACGGAGAACACCAGCATCCGACGATACTCGCTGTGCAGATCTCCAGCCGTGATCATGCAGCCGTACTCGTAGTTCGTGTCGGAGAACCCAACGATCGTGCCGGGATCAGAGAACGGCACGGCCAGAGTAACCGTGTTGGTCTCCCCGGTAGAGTTGCTGAGAAGATGCGTCGAGAGCGTTCCGTCGTTTCTTCGAATGGCTATGCCGGTGGTCACGCCTACCAAGTGCATGTCTGCGACAGAATGCAAGTCTGTCACGGAGTGCATGTCAGGCTCGTTCGTCACCGGGATCGTGGAGTCCAGTATCAGTCCGGTTATCTGCAGAGGACTGTTACCCTTCGTCACAGTCTTGATGCGAGCGTCGCCCGACCGGGAGGTAAGAATGTCGTGCTGTAGACCGACTAGGGAGCCGCGCCTGCAGACGATGGACTCGATGTCCGTGTCGAACGTGTAGAACGTGGATCGCAGGTTTGCCTGATCTAGATCGAACTGAGCGCGAGCCCGAACCTTGGCCAAGTCCACCAGCCCCTCGTAGGCGATGGACTCCAGAAGACCAGTCGTAGCTATCGACGGATCTCGCTGATAGACGAAGGTCTGTGCTCTGTCGTCGTCTGAGAGATTGTCCCGGTAGGTGACGACGAAGCCCTCCGGCGGCCTCACGAACGCGCGGTCGAAGTGCATGTTGCTAGTGTTGATGCGAGAGAACACCTGAACAGGCACGTCCTCGCTGCGGTCGTTGTCGACCGTCACCCCGTACTGATCCGACTGATACGGCTTGGCATACGCGCAGGCCGCCAGCGTGGCGAGAACGTCCTGCGTTCTCATGTCGTCTACTATGGTGTCGCACGTCCACTCGTTGTCTGTGCAGAGCGTGCGCCAAGCCAGTATTCCTGTGTCGTCGCGAAGATCCGAAGGAAGAGGATCCAGATTCTGAGCACCCGACAAGACGTCGACGTAGTGCGGCGCAGGATTAGAGGTAGTGGTCCACGTGTTCCATCCCGAGCCGTCCCAGTCCTTGACGTAGCCAGACGCCTCAGTCGAGATCCTCTGAATGTTTCTGTTGACAGCTCTCAGAGCCATCAGTGCGAAACCGGACTTCTTGACTGGATAGTCGTTCCAAACCGATATGACTCTGATGAACGACAGTCGGTCCGACACGTTGGTCTGGTTGGTGACCTGCGGAGACGACACGTTCTGATACCAGAAGAAGTCTACCTGCTGCGCAGCGTAGGTATAGTTGGTCTCGTTGAACGCGCTGTCCTGAAAGGACACTCCGCGCTTGACCTCGAACTCGTATATCCCCTTCGGGAAGGAGGCTTCACTGAGATAGATCTCGGCTCGGTTGTCGAACAGGTTTATGTTTATTATGCGAGAGGTATCTTCGTTGCCGTTGTTGAAGTAGTGGTGACCCCCTCCCCTGTCGAAGTACGAGTCTGCCGTCCAGCTGCGATCAGACGGCGTGGGGGGATCAACCGTCTGATCTATCGGATCGAAGAACGCGTAGACGAAGCCGTTGTTCGCTGGAACCGTCTCTAGAGGATCAGCCGCGTCCTGCCACTTGAACAGCACGGCGAAGCGTAGCTGCCTGATCGTGTCGTTCGCGTAGTGTATCTCCGGTAGATTTATCCACGTGCTTGAGCCGCGCAGACGCATTCGTATCCTCAGAGGAATGCGCCATCTAGAGTTGCCCGCGATCGCCAGACCACCGGGCAGCAAGAAGTGAAACCAGATCTCGTCCGGAGAGTTTCTCGCTGCGACTCCGTGCCAGACGGACAAGTCAGTCTCGGGCAAGCTCGGATGAGCCAAGCTGATGTTGTCCGACTTCAGCGTCGGCTGCGACATGGTGATCTGAGGAGCAGAAGTCTTTCCCTGCCTCGTCACCAACGTGACGGGCATGTCGCTCTCCCATCCCTCGCGAGTCTCGAACTCTACGTCCTCGGCATCCGTTATGGACACGCCGTCGACCCTGAGATCCTCCAGCTGATGAGGACCATTCAGCGCCATCAGCGCCTCTACGTACTCGTCGTCGTCTACGAGCTCCACCAGAGGCTCAGTGACGAACGGAGGATATATCTTTCTGGTGCCTATGACGCGAGGTATCGCGCCGCCCGGATTGATGAGGTTGGCCTGCGCCGACGCAGACTCTCTGTTGTCAGCTGAGCTCTCTCCCGCGCCGGAGGCGATGTCCTGCGTAGGTGGCGCGGTGAGAGCAGAGATCGCCAAAGCACCAGCGACGCTGACAGCACTGGCAAGCAGGGTCGCGCTCGTAGAGCCAGCCGCGAACAGACCAGCCTCTCCGAACCCGGTGAAGACGGCAGCAGCACCGCCCGTGATCGCAGTCGCCACGGCTATCAGCGCTATCGCGGCGACGAGCGCTATGATGGACTTACCCGAGTTGCTGCCTCCGAGATTTCCCAGAGGCCAGTGCAGCGTCACCGCTATCGGCAGCTCACCCGTAGACACCTTCGGCCGGACGCGACTCCACATCTCGCGAGGAACCTCCTCGCCGTTTATGCAGACCACGCCTCGAGACTCGAACATGTCCGGAAGCCGAGGAACGCTGCGCACGATCTCCGCTATCGTCTCGCCGCCGACTCGCAGATCGCGATACGGCGTGCTGCCGAACGCGAACGGCTCGCGATAGGCGACTGCCACCTTGTTCTTATCGAGCCGATTCGACACTCATCATCTCCGTGTGACGAAAGAACTTCAGATTGCGAAACAGAACAGTCTGATGACTCATGGGCACCAGAACAGCCGAGGTCGCGCGCTCTATGTGCAGAACTCTGTGATCCACCATGAGACCGACGTGAATGGGAGCGTGCTTCCTATACATGACGGCCATGTCGAACATCTGCGGCTTATCGACGGGGTGCCACGGCTCCTTCGCCGTCTCCTCGGCGACCTTGTAGGCTATGCGTATCAGCTCCGACGCCGGAATGTCTCCGTACGTCGGGAGCTCTATCTTGTGCTCGGTCTTGAACGCCAGTCGCACGAGACCCCAGCAGTCGACCCCCGGCCAGTCGCGTCCTCCGTCCACGAACGGAAGACCGACGTACTTCTCGAACCACGGTCTACTCATCTGAAGAGTCCCGGAAAAGTGGACTGCAGCGCTCGCTGACCCGGCCAGACTCTCTGCAGATAGTCCCAGCCGACTATCGTGGCAGAGATGGCCAGCACGTCCACCTGAATGTTGGTGAGGAACAGCTTGTCCGCCATGTAGACGACCGTAGGCACAGGAGACCCCACCTCTGTTCGCGGATCGTTGGTCAGCACGAAGTCCGTAGAGGACAGAAGCTCCATCTTTAGGCGAGGCGGCGACTGCAGAAGACGCACCGTGTCGCCGATGCGCGGGTCGACGTTCTGTATCGTCAGCTTCGCCGTGGGAGGCTGCTCGTCGTCCGACAGCAGCGTGATGTCGAACGGGAACCCGACGAAGGTGTGGCCCCCATAGACGAAGTCCTTCGTGTCCCACACCACGCGAATTGGATCTATCAGCGTGGGGTGTGATATCGTAAGAAAGCAGAGATCCACGTCGTCCGAGAAGTTGGCCTCGGCAGACTGACGAAACGACAGAGATATGTTGCGCGGCATGGCTACGGAAGTCTCAGCAGGTTGAAGCTGACACGGAAGGTGCCGGGGGTCATGCGGTCAATCTTGGGGACCTCCTCAGGCCTGAAGATCCACGTGTAGTTGACCTTCGTTATGGGATGCAGCCACTCGAACGGCAGCGTTCCGTCCGCCAGCGTGGTCTCGAAGAACGTGTTGAACGTGAGTCGCTGCGCGCTCGTCAGGCGAAACGCGACCGCGGTGAGTGTTGAGACTGCGGTGCTGCGACGACGCATCTTCGCCGTCCCCACGCTTCCCTGAAACGAGGCGACGTTGACCTGCCTCTCCTCGGAGAAGTTGTTGAGGAGAGGACACTGCGGAAGAGTAGAGGGCCAAGTGTTAGTCATCGCACCTTGGTCGGTCGAACGCCGAACCGTCCTCTGTTCACGTCGTCGAAGTCGCCTCTGGCCTGAGCCTTGCGAACTATGTCTACGATCATGCGCTCTCCGCCTGCTGGATCCTGCCGTCTCTGCGTGCGAGTCTCCGTGTCGGCGGACACGTAGTTGTTTATCTCCACCGTCTGACCGCCTCCTCTTCCCGCGGACATCGCGTTGGGTATGATGTTCCCTGAGGCGTTCGGCTTGAACAGCTCTGGTCCGTTCTCTCCGACAAGATACGCTCCGCCGGCGGACACGCTGCCACCGCTCGCTCTGGCTCCACTGAAGAAGGACGAGAAAATCGCGCCGAGACCTCCG